GGAGACACTTCCGACACTCATAGAAAAGAAGCCGTAGAAAAGTTTCAGTTTGGAGATTCACGATTCTTCGTGGCTAACCCACAAACGGCAGGGTTTGGTTTAACTTTGACCGCAGCAACAAATGTTATTTATTATGCAAACGATTTTAATTTAGAGACAAGAGTACAGTCGGAGGACAGGTGTCATAGAATAGGTCAGAATAAATCAGTAACTTATGTTGATTTACTTTGTCGAGGTACAATTGATGAGTACATTGTAAAATCTTTAAAGGCTAAGATTAATCTTGCGAGTGCGTCATTGAACGAAGAAGTGAGGAAGTGGTTGGATCTGTCTCCGAAAAAGGTTTAGTGGAAAATTGATATGGATGTAGCTCAACTCGTTTTGTTTCTATGTCCACATAAAGAAGTCTAATACCTAAACTTAATTGTCTTGATGTTAATGTCCTAGAGATAATACTACCATCTTTTCTTCGACCTACTTTTTTAACATCAAAGAAAAACCATTGATGACCAGGAGCTAAAGCAATTAAGTCCACTGGTCCTTGCTCAACGAAAGGAGCGTAAACGAAACAATTTTGAGATAATAACCATTCGGCTGCGATAAGTTCGCACCTTTTACCAAAGCCATTTCTTGTATCTAACATGCAATTCCTTGTTGATAGTTATAAGTAATTGCTGTAATACTATATTAAGATATTTTAAATACAAGGAGAAAATAATGGAGTTCAATAAAGGAGAGTTACAAGTTTTAGAAAAAGCCGTTGGGTATTTCTCTGATCTTGTTTTAACTGAGGGTAAAGATTTTCATAGCCCGGATGAATTGGTAAATCTGTATAAATTAAAAGAGATAATGGAAAGAAAAGGTGGACCAAATATGCACGGTAGTAATGAAGTAAAACATTTATATGACGCAATGCAAAGTGAAAGGGAAATCAATGCCAAGAACATGGAAAGAAAAATATAAGACGGTTGCAATACCAATGGAGAACTATGAAATGCTATCAGAAATAGCTGAAGATGAAGGAAGAAGTTTAACAAGGCAAATCTCTTGGTTAATAAAAAAAGCATTTGAGAAAAAAACTGCTTGACCAACTTATTGCAAGTAAGTACAATCAGATTTGCTAGACAGGGCAAGCTTCCTCTTCCCCTGTCTAGTAATTAAAGCCGAAGGGCAGAACTTTTAAAAAGGAGAAGTAAAGATGAGCGAGTTATTTGAAACGATTGTTGCAGATGCGGGTGCGTTTGATGAAGTTAACGCCAAAACTGGGAGTGAATTATCTTCCCTTATTCGTAGTAGTCAACAACTCTCCACTCAAATAAAAGATGCTGAACAACATCTTAAAGACCTTAAAGCAATGCAAAATAAGGTCGATACAGAATCCATCCCAGCAGTTATGCATGAGATGGGTGTAGACTCTGTTACTGTAGACGGTAACAAAGTTGAGTTAAAAGCCTTTGTTCACGCTAGTATCCCACAAGATAAACGTGAACAGGTTTTTGGTTGGCTTCGATCAATTGGCGAAGGAGACATTATAAAGAATGATGTCATCTGTAGTTTTAGCATGGGGCAAGATAACCTTGCTAAATCTATTATTGCTGATCTCGAAGACAGAGGAGTTAACCCACAATCTAAAACGCACATCCATCCGATGACGTTGAAGTCTTGGGTTAAAGATCGCATTGAAGCAGGGAAAGATATTGATCTTGACATGTTCGGTGCTTACGTTGGAACTAAAGCTACTACTAGAAAGGTATAAGATAATGAGTACAAATAATCAAGTAACAGAGAAGAAAGAAGCAGGTTTACCTGCTAACCTAATGAGTGAGATGGTTGCCGATTCAGGAGTTGGTCTTGATAATGTGACGGCTGATGATATGCAGATTCCTTTTCTTAGGATTCTACAAGCGTTATCCCCACAGTTAATAAAGACTAACTCAGGCTATATTAAGGGAGCAGAACAAGGAGATATCTTTAACACAGTTACCCATCAGGTATGGAAAGCTGAAGATGGAATTCTTGTTGTACCATGTTATTTTGAACAAAAGTTATTAGAGTTTGTTCCTAGATCGCAAGGCGGTGGATTTATACAAGAGTTAAAGAAGACGGATCCAAATGTTCTTGCGGTGCAGAAAGACAAAGAGACCGGCATGGACATGTTGCCTAGTGGTAATGAACTTGTTCGTACAGGGCAACACTATGTCAAGATCCTTAACGATGAGCTTGGCATGTTGGAACCTGCTATAATTGACATGAAGAAAACTCAGATGAAACGATCTAAGATTTGGGTTACACAAATGTCAATGCAGACTATTAAATTACCAGATGGTTCAGCTAAACCTGCACCTATGTTTTCAACCAAATGGAAATTGAAAACAGTTGCTGATGGTAATGACAAAGGTTCTTGGTATTCATGGCAGATTGAGAAGATCGGATTAGTCGATACTCTTAGTATGTACAATGAGTGCAAAGAGTTTCATGCTAATGTATCAAGTGGAGCCGTAAAATCATCTGCCGTTACTGATGACTTACCTTCTGCTAATACAGTAAACGAAGACGAAGTGCCGTTTTAACTGACAAGTTTAGAGCAGGGTCTTTTTTGGATATTATTCCCTGCTCTAATTCTTTAGGAGAGGAAGAGTTAAGATGGATAACGTACAACGATTAATGGATGTGTTCGAGGGTTTTAGTGATGCTCATGGACAAACTAGAATATCTGCTGAAAGAAGAGCGGGTAAACAATCAGCTAATTCTTATATAAAGAGAACTCCTTTAACACAAGAACTCGTCAATGGTCATTTGACAGGTGTTCTTGGAGTAGGCTCAATACCAATCAATGAAAATAATCAATGCAAGTTCGGTGCTTTAGATATTGACATCTATCCTTTGGATCATGTTGCATTAGATAAACAACTTAGAAAATTAAAGATACCTTGTGTTGTATGTCGGAGTAAGTCTGGTGGTGCACATATATACTTTTTTATGACGGAATGGATGAGTGCAGGAGAGTTTAGAGACAAGGCATCAGAGATAGCTTCAGTCATAGGTCATGGTGGTTGTGAGATTTTTCCTAAACAAGAAGAGATATTAGTTGAACGTGGGGATGTAGGAAACTTTATTAATCTTCCATACTTTGACCATGAGATGACAACAAGATATGCTTTTAAAGAAGATGGCGAATCAGCTACGTTAGAAGAATTTTTAGATATAGCCGACCAAAGGAAAGTAACTCCTAGTGATTTTAATAAACTACAGGTTGGAAGTAAACAGACGGAACCTTTTCCAGAAGGTCCTCCATGCTTAAACGTCATGGCATTGAGTGGCATTGGAGAAGGTGGACGTAATTCTTCTCTATTTAATTATGCAACTATGTTTAAGAAAATGGATCCCGATAATTGGAAAGCTTTATTAGAAAAGTTTAATATAGAATATTGTTCTAATCCTTTATCAGCTTCAGAGATTGTCACGATTCAATCTCAATTAGAAAAGAAAGAATATTTCTACACATGTAATCAAGAGCCATTAAAGTCTCATTGCAATAAATCTTTATGTAAGAGAAGAAAATATGGCATAGGAACTACGACTGATGTTGTGGAGATAACAGGTCTGTCTATTGTCAAGTCGGAACCAAGGGTGTTTTTTGCTGACATGGATGGTAGGCGGTTAGAGTTAACGAGTTATGATTTACAATCTCAAGCTAAGTTTCAGATAGCTTGTCTTGAGCAACAAAATTTTATGCCACCACGAGTTAAGGAAGACGCTTGGCAGATATTAATTAATAGTTTGTTGTCAGAGGCTAATGAAATAGAGGTTCCAGAGGAGTTGACATATAAAGGTCAGTTCTTGGATTTAATAGAATCATTTTGTCATGGCAGGGTTCAAGCTGCATCAGCAGAGGAATTATTGTTGGGTAAGCCTTGGGTTATGGAAGATAATGTTTATTTTAAGATAGATTCTTTTGTAGATTTTTTAAGACAAAAGAATTTTACACAATATTCTAAAGGACAAATACAGGAAAGAATAAAAGAAATGAATTCAGGAGAAAAGTGCAATGCGTCTAAACATTTTAAAACAACTAATGGTGGATGGAAATCAATAAGGGTATGGTGGGTTCCAGACATGAAAGAGCAGGTTGACATACCTAATGTAGAAATTGAAGAAGAGGTGCCTTTCTAATGGAAACAAGTATATTTGGACCACCTGGAACAGGGAAGACAACTAAGTTATTACAGATAATTGAGGATGCTATAGCTGATGGAATTCAACCAGATAGAATAGCTTTCTTATCGTTTACTAGAAAAGCTGCTCAAGAAGCTATTGACAGAGCCTGTGTAAAATTTAATCTTGACCCTAAATATTTTCCTCATTTTAGAACCCTTCATTCGTTGGCTTTTCGTTGGACAGGAATGAAGGCAGAGAACTTAGTTAAACCTGCTGATATGAGGTTCTTAGGTTTAAAGTTAGGTGTTAAGTTTAATAAAGAAGAAAAAATTAACATTGAAGATGGGGATTTATATACACCTGGATCAACGGATGGCGATAAGTATTTTCACATAATGCATTTATCAAGGTTAAAAGGAACTCCTTTATTAAAAGAATTTGATGCTTTTAATGATACAACCTTACATAGAAGTTACGTTACTGTAGTAGAAAAAGCTTATGGTGACTTCAAGAAAACACATGATAAGATTGATTTTACGGACATGCTTCTTAATTTTTTAGAAATGAAGACTGGTCCAGATTTAGATTTATTAATTGTTGATGAGGCACAGGATTTATCTCCTATTCAATGGAGAATGATTAAGGAATGTTTATTACCAAACGCTAAGAAAGCTTATTACGCAGGAGACGATGATCAATGTATATTTAATTGGGCAGGTGCAAATGTACGAGATTTTTTAAATGCCTCTGAAAATAAAATTATTTTGGATAAATCATACCGAGTACCAAAAATCATACATGAGTTTGCTAGTGATATAATTTCAAATGTTACTTTCAGGCAAGCTAAAGATTGGCAACCTCGTGAAGAAAAAGGTGTGTTAAATTTTCATTTTAATATAATGGATATAGATTTTAGAACCGGAGAGTGGTATATCCTTGCTCGTACAAATAGAATACTTTCAGAAGTTTCAGATAAACTTAAAAATGAGGGTTACATCTTTTGGAGAGAAGGATCTGGTTGGTCGGTGCCTCAAGAAATTATTGATAGTATTGAGGTTTGGGTAAAGTTATGCAAAGGAAAATCAGTAAGAGTACAAGAACTAATAACTTTCTCGAAGAAAACAAAGAAGGACATCATTGGTTATGGTGGAAAAAAACAAATAGAAGGTCTAGACTACGGTCATACATACACACTAGACGATTTATTAAATAGTGGTTTAGGTCAAAAGTTGAACCTAAACAAAAATATGACTTGGTGGGATGTTATAGATGTCAGCGAACAACAACGAATTTATATTACATCAGCACTTAGACGAGGAGAATCAATTCTAGTGGGCACTCCGAGGATTCGCATATCGACCATACATAGATCCAAAGGTGGAGAAGCGGATAACGTAGCTTTATTGTTAGAGACACCAAAAATAATACAAGACAAAGGGGATAAAGATAGCGAGCATAGAGTGTTCTATGTAGGGGCAACTCGTGCTAAAAAACAATTACATGTAATAGAAAGTGGGATAAAAAGTGGCTATAAAATCTAAAGACAGAGAATATTTTTTAAAAGAAGCAGAAGCACTCATCAATGGTCCAAGGGCGAAGGAGTATGGACCAGCTAGAAAAAATCATAAAAGAATAGCTGACATATGGAGTATACTTTTAGATAAAAAACTGAAAGAACCAATTACTCCAGAAGAAGTTGTTGCTTGTATGATCGGTGTTAAAGTTGCTAGACTTGCCGAAGATATATCTAAAGACGATTCATGGACTGATATCATTGGGTACGCTGCATTAGGTGGAGAAATAGTTAATGACGAAAATGGATAAACATCAATATCATTTATTAGAACAAGATATTGGCGATGTAGCTTGGGGTAAGTCTGATTCAGATTGGTCTCCACCGAACACATTCCCAGACCTTACGTCATCAGCTAGAATTGCAGTTGACTTGGAAACAAAAGATCCAAACTTAATTAAGCTTGGACCAGGGTGGTGTAGAAACGATGGACACATAATCGGTGTAGCCGTGGCTGCAGGAGATTTCCACGGTTATTATCCTATTCGACATGCGGCAGGTAACATGGATAAACGTATTGTTTTTAATTGGTTAAAGAAACAAATGGCAACTCCAAACATACCAAAAGTATTTCACAACGCTATGTATGATCTTGGTTGGTTAAGAGCCGAAGGTATTGAAGTTCAAGGTAAGATAATTGATACCATGATTGCTGCACCATTAATTGATGAAAATAGAAGGTATTATAATTTAAATTCTTTAGCTAGGGATTACTTAAACGAATCTAAAAGCGAAAGAATCTTGAGGGCAGCAGCAGCTGAGTTTGGTATCGACCCTAAATCAGAGATGTATAAACTTCCATCAAGATACGTTGGTGCTTATGCAGAACAAGATGCAGCCGTAACTTTACGTTTATACGATCATCTTAGTGTATTATTAGAGAAAGAAGAATGCACTTCTATATTTGAATTAGAGTCTAGTTTGTTACCGGTTGTGTTCGAGATGAAAACAAAAGGTGTTAGAGTTGACGTTGACAAAGCCGAGCAAGTTAAGAAATTTATGGCTAAAGAAGAAAAGAAATTACTTCAGGAGATAGTCAAGGAAACAGGTGTCTCGATTGAACCTTGGGTCGCCACATCTATAGCAAAGACCTTTGACTTTCTTGGGTTGGAGTATTCTCGCACAGAAAAGTCTGGGGCTCCCATGTTCACAAAACAATTTTTGTCGAATCATCCTCATCCCACGGCAAATAAGATTGCCAAGATACGAGAACTTAACAAGGCAAACACGACCTTTGTTGAAACTATTCTTAATCATGCACATAAGGGCAGAATTCATTGTGATTTTCATCCTTTAAGAACTGACGATGGTGGTACTGTAACAGGTCGGTTTAGTTCTAGCAATCCTAATCTTCAGCAAATACCTGCAAGGGATCCAGATATTAAAAAAGCTATTAGAGGTTTATTTATACCAGAAGAAGGAACCAAATGGGGATCATTTGATTACGCTTCCCAAGAACCTAGATGGTTGGCTCATTACTGTGCGAATTCAAAAGGAGATGCAAGACATCCTTTTATAGATGAAGTTGTACAAATGTATAAAGATGGTAAAGCCGACTTTCATCAAATGGTAGCTGACATGGCAAACATAAATAGAAAAGAAGCCAAGACTGTTAACTTAGGAATTATGTATGGAATGGGTAAAAAGAAATTAGCAGACACGTTAGATATTACAGAAGCCGAAGCTGTAGCTCTATTAGATAACTATAATGAGAAAGTTCCTTTTGTTAAAAACTTAGCAACAAGAGTTTCTAGCTATGCGGCAAAGCATGGAATCATACGAACACAGTTAGGTAGAAAATGCAGATTCAATATGTGGGAACCTAGAGGGTTTGGTTATAAGAAAGCTTTACCTAAAGACGAAGCAATAAAAGAATATCAAAACGTACAGAGGGCATTTACATACAAAGCTTTGAATCGATTAATACAAGGTTCTAGTGCTGATCAAACTAAAAAGGCAATGGTCGATTGTCATGCGGCAGGTCTCACTCCTACCTTGACGGTTCACGATGAACTATGTTTTAACATTGAGAGTAAAGAACAATCGGACACAATAATAGATATCATGTCCAATTGCATTCCAAACTTAAATGTACCTTTTGAAGTTGACGCAGAACTAGGTAACAATTGGGGAGAGGTTGGTTAGTAAACCGACTTTACATATTGATCATGTAAATCAGCCATAGGATCATCAATTGGTTTTTCATTTTTAAAAACTTCATACGCATGTGATCTTATATTAGACCTATTTAGTCCTATATCTTTTAATGTAGCATCGTCTAAGCTGTTTAAAGCTGTTATTGTTCTTCCTATCTTAAAGTTGTAAAACCATTTTTCAAACATTTATTTCTCCATTTCTATTATTAGTTATATATTGTTTCTAAATAGGAGATAAGAGAGCAAAAATGAAAAACACAAGTGCTTGAATAGCTTGAATTAACGGTAAGGTAGGTATCATAAACGTACAAAAGATAAGGTTATTTTAGGTATCAATCACACCAAGACTATTTGTTTCATCGATTCTCAGCCTTCTGAGAGCTTCTTTTTTTTAATGATTCCATGATTTCGGTACGTTTTTCGTCAGAAACAGATCCCCAAACGGATATCTCTTCAAGAGTTCTAAAACAACCAACACATATGTTATTCTTTATTTTGCACACGTTTAGGCACGGGCTTACAATAGGCTGTAATCTTTTTGTTCTTGGCATTGGGGTATGGAATCTCTGGCTGGTTGTTTAATCTTTTAGCAAAGTATAGGCAATGGTCAACATCTCTAAATGTTTGATCCTGGTTAATAACTAATGTGCCTATCATATAGACTAAAACAAATTCTATCATTCATCTTTAGTTTTCCAAAAGTATTCATCTGTATCACCAAGTCTAGTTCTGTTTCCATTCTCAACTTGGTATTCTATTGTACTAACTTTAAAGTCTGGTTGCAATGGCTCCTGCGGAGTTAATGAGTTATCATAAACCCTCATCCTGTTATTTGGATACAGGCAAAACTGTCCATTATCTAACTTTAATAAATTATGCGATTTATGTTCAGCTGGTGTTTCACTAGTGCTATAATCAATTGAGTTTATATCTGAATGATAATTATCCATTGTACAAACATAAGAACCCGTCAATTTACCGTGATCTCTGCTTAATACCTCAAAGTCCATTGACCCAATGAATTGCTTAGAAATAGCAACAACACCATAATCCATGCAATTCCAAAATTGCAAATTATTAAGCGGAAGATCAGGTGTTGGAGTTTCCTTCTTATGAAGAAACGCACTGATAGGTAGCTTATCAAACAAAGCACCATACTCAGGTAAATAAGTCTCAAAATAAAATGCCCGTCCAGGAATAGATTTAGCACTAACCCAGACTCCAGCGACAAATTCCCCATGCCCATCCTGATGATCCCTTAAATATTCTTTCCTAACCCATACATCTTCCGAGGGTAAATTGCAAATTAATTCAGCCATTATGATTTAGGGTTCTTTTTACCAGCTTTTTTGTTTCTAGCGTATGATCGGTTTTTGGAAGCAGCCATTACTTTTAATTTACTCTTTTTGTTAAGAGCGTTACCACCAACATGATGAACATCTTTACCATCACCTTTTTTGACCTTACCTTTACGCATCATGATTCTTCGAGCTAAGTTTCTATTAGCTCGTTCCTTCCTGCGAGAGGCAGGTTCAATAGCGTATTCTCGTTGATAGTTTCTTTTGTACGCCATTAGTGTTGTGTCATAAAATGTATAGGTATATTAAAAGAAGCTGTGCTGTCGGTGTAGTCTCCGTCTTCTGTATAATCTCTTGAGACAATTTCTCTTTTTATTATGTCACCTTTGACTCGGTACGTTATTAATTCTTGCCGCACAACTCCATGAGTGTGATTATCAAAAGCAGTTTTTAAAGGTCCGTCTTTCATTATATAATTCCTTTCGTATATCCACCAGCTCTTGTGTAGGTTAATACATCTTTTCTATTTCCAATATCATTAACATAAGATACATGAACCCAACCAGAATTAGGCTCAATACCATCCCAGCATTCTAATATTAATTGATCAAAGTTTAATTCTTTTTCTATGTATTTTGCAAGGTCATAATTACTTACACCGTGTATTTCTATGTCCACCGCTTCTCCATCACAGTGCTGAGATGTGCTTTTTGATCCTATAGCTTCGCACAAGGCAACACTACGATAGCCAGAATTTACAATGATAGGTTTACCAAAGGCTGTTCTAACTCTTTCAAGAACATTATAGCACAAAGATTCCATAGCCATCACATGAATCTCATTTGGATTGTTAGCTATACCTTTTCTATCAGCCGTTTGTGACTTAGTAAATTCATTTAAAGTAAAGTTATCGGATAGTCTCATTGTGTTCTATTTCCTATTTGTAAGTTTTTTAAAATATCTACTGGATTACTTCCCATAAATGCAGGGTTAGTTCTAACACTTGATGAAGATTTTTTATTTTCTGTGTTTAAATTCATTTTAAAAGGTTTTAAAACTACATTATTTGAATTATCTACACTATCTACACTATTTAAATTCATTTTAAAAGGTTTTAAAACTACATTGTTTGAAATATCTTCTGATTTCGATGTTTCTAAATCTGTTTCCTTTAAAGAAAGGAAAGTAGCTTTTCCAAACTTTTCTAATAATTCTGAGGTAGGTAAAGCTTCAACAACTCTTTTTTCTCCTTTTACCACAGTTTCATTTAGTATTTTTCTAATTGCGTTAGGAGTTATCTTCAGAGGAGCAAATTTTCCTTGCATCACCAATGCTAATTCAATTCCTTTTAATCCACTTTTGTCAGTCATATCTCTTAAACTATTCATTATGATTGAATCGTTCATTCCAATAGATCTTGCTTTTTGAATAATTGCAT